CAGAAGAAAATACAACCCAAACAACCAATGATACAGAGTATAAGTTAGATTATGGTCAAGTAGGGGAAGTTGAATATGATGAGGAGCATGACGAATTTGATACCTCTAACATGGAAGAAGAATATTACCCGCCCTCAAATAGTTTCGAATAGTTTGATGGTGAATATTATTACAACACCTCAGGACAACAACTTCGAAGCCCTCAAGAATATGATGGTTCCGAAGAAGGATATACTCCTTTTGGTGATGAATAACAAAAAACATTAATAAAAACAAAAAAACTTATAGAATGGATTCATAGCCCATTCGATTTCAAAACTCAAAAAAACGCATCTGTGACGCAATTATTAGGATTGCGTCATTTTTTTTTGTATATTAATACATAAATAAAGTATCAATATTAGTAAAAAGATAGTAATAAAAGACAAAAAACAAACCAGGGATTTAAATATAAATATGAATAATAAAAAAAACAAAATCGTTATTGTAGGAAGTGGAGTAAGTGGAATTAATGCTGCTACAAAATTAATAGATAACGGGTATCCTGGAGAATTAATTACTATTATAGATAAAGGCAAAGACCCTTATAATAGATTACCCGAAGAAGTAATGGAAGGATACGCCGGGTGTGGACTTTTTTCAGATGGGAAATGGGTTTATTTACATAATACTATTGGGGGGCATCTATCTAAATATGTTGGGGATGGTAAAGCTACTCAACTTATAGATGAAACTTGGGAAGTATTATTACGATTTCACCCCGATAAATCAAAAGTTATGTTTTCTAACCCTGTAGAGGAACCTGAATTTATACGTCCTTATTTTAATTTAAGAATGGCTCCTACCTATCATATAGGAACAAATTATTTACATGATTTAGGTAAAAAATGGTATGATTGGTTAGTAGAAAAAGATGTAAAATTTATATGGGAAACTAGTGTGCAAGATATAGATTTTGAACAACAAAAAATATATACCGAAGATTTTGAAGTAACTTTTGATAAATTAATATTTGGCACTGGAAAATCAGGTATAGATTTAACTCAAAAATTAATAGATAAATATAATTTAAAGAAAGAACCAAAAAGTGTACAAATTGGGGTTAGAATGGAATTACCACAAAAATACACTCAAAAAATGTTAGATATATCCTATGATTTCAAATTATACCAAAAACCAAATGATAAAATATCTCTCCGAACTTTTTGCACTAATTCAGGCGGTGCATATGTAGCAGAAGAAAATACATATGGTATGAAATCATATAACGGTCATAGTTTTAAACAAGAGAATATGATTAATAATATGAATAACTTTGGTATTATTATGGAAATTAAAGGGATAGAATATCCGTTTGAATTTCAAAAACAATTAGTAGACAAATGTCAAAATAATTATAGGGGGTTATATTACTCTCCAAATCAAACTCGCAAACCATCATTAAATGCCGAAGGTAACCCCCAAAATGTTTTAGAATTAGATAGTCTAGATTTATTTAAACGATCTTATGGGGAATACGCTAAATATATAGTTAATTTCATAGCAGATTTAAATGTTGTGTTTGAATTTGGAGATGATTATGGGATATATATCCCAGAAGTCAAGTTTTTATCGGAAGAGGTTTTAGTTAAATACAGTGATCTATCTTTAGTGGATTATCCCAATATACACTTTGTTGGAGATAGTTTAAGTTCAAGGGGGATAGCAGTAAGTGCAGCACAGGGAGCTCATTGTGTTAGTAATTTAATATAATTAGGTTTATAAAATATTGTAAATATAAACAATAATACCCACTATAGTTTTGAGTAGAGATATAAATAAAAATTTGGATAATTAAATTAAATTTCGTATATTAACTACAAATAATATAATATCATGGCTAAAATAGAAAAGACACCATTCCCACAGAGTAGAAAATTAAAAAAAGAAGATGGTACCATAGCGTATGTTTGGGATGGTAAACTTCATAAATGGGAAGGACCCGCTCTTATACCCGAAGGTAAAAGAAAAAATGCTGAATACTATTTATACGGTATTCAACATACTAAAGATGAATGGAACGAAGCTAGACAACAAAGAGAAGGACTACCCTACTACAAAAACCAATCTATGAAAGCATCACTTTCAGATTATAGAAATTAGTTATATGGAAAAAAGAAAAACAAATCGCATAGGAATATGTGGTACCATGAGTGTTGGCAAAACCTCTCTGGTAAATTCTTTAAAAAAATTAGAGCAATTTAAAGATTATACCTTTGCAACAGAACGAAGTCAACATTTAATGTCCTTAGGTATTCCGTTAAATACAGATTCTACGTTAAAGGGGCAAACAATATTTTTAGCTGAAAGGTGTAGTGAGTTGATGCATGAAAATATTATTACAGATAGGACTATTATTGATGTTATGGCCTTTACTTCCCAATCCAAATCAATAAAACAATCAGACAAGGATTTATTTGAAACCTATGCCAGTAATTTTATTAGTGAGTATGATTATATCTTTTATATTTCACCTGAAGGTATCCCTATTGAGTTTAATGGTATTAGAGAAACAAACGAACAATATAGAGATTTAATAAATTCAACAATTGTAAATTTAATTAAGAAACACGACCATAAAATCAACAAACTTGGAATACTATCCGGGTCTACAGAAGAACGAATCTTACAACTTTTACATTTTATACAATCTTAACATATTTATAATAAAATTTAATTATAATGAAAAAATCTGACTTAAAAAAGTATATTAAAGAAAACATTTTAACCTCACTATCTGAGGGGAATGAAGAAGAAATAAAATCTACTAATGATTTAACTGTAGCAGTTCAAGGCTTAAAAAAGGCTAAGGATGAAGCAGGTATAGAGGAAATGAATATAGGGTTAGCAGATCTAGAAGAAATGGGATATGAAGCAGGAGAAAACGCCTTTGAATCAGTAAAGGGTCAATTCCAAAATAAACCCGATTTTCAATCTTTTAAAAAAGGATACATTCAAGGGTTTGTAGATAATGCTAGTTCTTATGGTTTAAATGAAAATGAAGACGAGGACGCTGAACCTAAAAAATCTGATATTAAGGCTAACAAGGGCTTTAATAAGGCAAAAGACGAACTTGCTTTATTAACTCAAGAAATGAAATCTTTAGCTAAAAAATATTCTAGTGCTGAAGGTGAAGAAAAAGAAAAATTAGTTAAAGCCTTAAAGGATAAAACTAAATTAAAAAAGGAATTAGAAAGTATAGTATTTAAAAAGAAAATGTAATGCCATTAAAAGAAAGGTTTTTATATATAGCACTTATTTTAGTTATTGGTTCTTATATAGTATATCTTCTTACATTAAATCCTAATGGATATACTAAAGAATATAATACTAAAATTAAAGAACTAGAAAAAAAAGTTGATTCCTTACATAACATAAATGACGAACTAACTTTTCAAATTGATACTTTAAATATTCAAATATCAAATTTAGATCAAAAAATAAATACTCAAAATAAAAATATTATTATTTTAAAAAAACAAACAAATGAAAAAATTAATTCTGTTAACTTTTTTAATGATGATGAGCTTAAATTGTTTTTCACAAACCGTTACAGACAGTACAACGATACAATTAAAAAAACCTATAGTAAGATTAGTAATTAAAGATTTAATACAAGGCGACAGTTTTAAAGAAGAATTATCTTTGGTATATGGTAAAGTATCCTTATTAGAAACAAAGGTATTTTTTAAAGATAGTGTTATTAGTATTTTGAATTCTAAAGTAACTAATTTTGAATCTATAACTCAAAATCTTCAAATGCAAAATAAACTTTCTGAGGATTTAAATCTACAATTAAAGACATCCCTAAAAAAGCAAAAAATCCAAACCAAACTAATAGGTGGAATCGGAATAATATCAGTGATAGGTACCATCTTTATATTAAAATAACTGCATGTCAGATATAAAACAAGTAATACGCCAAGAATACCTTCGCTGTTGTAAAGACCCTGTACATTTTATGCGTAAATATTGTTATATACAACACCCCCAACGTGGGCGCATACAATTTAATTTATTTCCCTTCCAAGAAAAGGTACTAACGTTATTTCAAAAACACGATTACACCGCTATATTAAAATCTAGACAATTAGGTATATCAACCCTATCTGCTGGTTATTCTCTTTGGTTAATGACTTTTCACAAGGATAAAAATATATTAGCCTTAGCAACAACACAAGCAACTGCAAGAAACTTAGTAACTAAAGTTCAATTTATGTGGAAGAACTTACCTTCATGGTTAAAAGTAGATTCTGAAGAAAATAATAAATTATCTCTTAGATTATCAAACGGTTCAAAAATCCAAGCAAAATCTTCTAATGTAGATGCTGCACGTTCAGAGGCAGTATCCTTGCTAATAATAGATGAAGCGGCCTTTATTGATAATATTGCTGAAACTTGGGCTTCTGCACAGCAAACTCTAGCTTGTATTGAGGAAAATAGTATAGTTTATACATCTAAGGGTTTATATAGGATTAAGGATTTATATAAGGACCCCCAAGAAGGATTTAATGACCTAGAAATTTCAATATTCAATAGAGATAACAAAATTGAAAAAACCACTCATTTTTATAAATCCCCAAAATCTCAAACATATAAAATTTCGTTTGAAGATGGTAATCATTTAATAACAACCAAAGAACACCCACTTCTAACCCAAAAAGAGGAATGGATTCAAACCCAACACCTTAAACCTGGGGATACTATAAAGTGTGTTTATAATCAAAATACTTTTGGTAAACCCATTGTTTACCCAAAATATGAAAATGAACATTTTAACACAAAACCTTGGAGTTTAAACAATATAGATTTAGCATATTTGATTGGGTTATGGGTAGCTGAAGGTAGTTATGGTAAACGTAGGATTAATATAGCAACAGGGGATAAACCCCTTCAAAATTGGTTAGAATCCATAGGGTTTAAATATGGGGGAAGAGTTAACTATAATTTATCATCCAACATAACCTATAAATTATTTAAAGAATTCCTCCAAATTCCCTCAGGTGCTTCCAATAAATTAGTCCCTTCACATATACTAGCATCTTCAAAAGAAGAACAAATACAATTTTTAAGTGGTTGTTTTGATGGGGATGGGTGTGCTCATAAGAAAGGAATATCCTATGTCTCTACATCAAAACAGCTAGTTTTAGATATCCACATAATGCTTTTAAATTTTGGGATTAAATCCAAGTTTAAAAAAGTCTATTGGAAGAAAAACAAACTGGTATCTGTAGATTCTGAGGGGTATAGATTAGACATAAATAAAGAAAATAGCATAAAATTCTATGATAATATAGGATTTAAATTAGAAAGAAAACAAAATAACAAGACTCTATTAGAAAATATAAAAGATTGGGGTGGTATTAATTTAAATAATATTAACCCACCATTAATTAGTTCTCTTATTAAAAAAAGTGGGTATAGTTTATCTGGGTGGAATAGAAAATTCACTAATATTGAAGGTTTTTTATGGAGGAACAATAAAAATATATCTAAACAGGCTACAATACAATTATTAAAAAATTGTAATCCTTCTCTTCCTGAATATAAAGAATTAGAATATCAATTTAATTTATTAGACGAAGTTTATTATAATGAGATAATATCTATAGAAGAACATGAGGAAATTGAAACCTACGATTTAAAGATACCCTCATCCCATTCTTTTATTGCCAATAACATAGTGAACCATAATACAGGGGGTGGGGCAATTGTATTATCCACACCTTATGGAACTGGTAATTGGTTCCATCAAACCTGGGTTAAAGCAGAAAATAGAGAAAACGACTTTTTACCAATAAAATTACCCTGGTATGTACACCCAGAACGAGACCAAATATGGAGAGATGCTCAAGATGCTCTATTAGGTGACCCTAGATTAGCGGCACAAGAATGTGATTGTGACTTCAGTACATCAGGTGATATAGTATTTTATAATGAAAATATAGAATATTATGAAAAATCATTTATAAAGGACCCTATGGAGCGAAGAGGGGCGGATAAAAATTTGTGGGTTTGGGAGTCACCTGACTACACTAGAGAATATATTGTTGTAGCCGATGTAGCCCGTGGAGATGGTAAAGATAATTCGGCCTGTCACGTAATTGACGTAGAAAATAATGTGCAAGTTGCTGAATATAAAGGACAATTAGGTACAAAAGAATTTGGTCATTTATTAGTAGGACTAGCCACAGAATATAATGAGGCAATGTTAGTAATAGAAAATGCTAACATAGGTTGGGCAACAATACAAGTCGCTATAGACAGACAATACCCTAACCTTTATTATTCACAAAAGAGTGATTCCCCAACAGCCAATTCGTATTTTGACAAATACCAAGATAATTCAAAACGAGTAGCAGGTTTTACAATGTCCTCTAGAACTAGACCTATGGTTATAGGTAAATTTCAAGAATATGTTGGTGATAAAGGTGTAACTATTCAATCAAAAAGGTTAATAGAAGAAATGAAAACCTTTATTTGGAGGAATAACCGAGCAGAGGCTCAAAGTGGGTACAATGATGACTTAGTAATGTCTTTTGGTATAGGGATGTACATTAGAGATACTGCTTTAAAATTAAACCAACAAGGATTACAGGCTACTAAAAATGCTTTAAGTAGTATAAAAGTAAACAGAACATCATATCAAGGAGGTTATGGCTTTTCACAAGGAACTGATAATCCTTACCATCAGGAAATAGATGGAAAACAAGAATCCATTAAATGGCTTCTTTAAATAATATTTATAATAATAATAACAACCAATTATGGCTGACAAAAGTGTATTTACAAGATTAAAAAGATTATTTTCAACTGATGTAATAATTAGAAATGTTGGTGGTAATCAAGTAAAAGTAATAGATAGTGGCCAAATCCAATCCACAGGTGAATTAGAGACTAATTCATTGATGGATAGATATAATAGAATATATTCAACAAATCCAACTTCATTATATGGAGCCCAAGTTAATCAAAATTATCAATATCTAAGACCCCAACTATACTCAGATTATGATGTAATGGATCAAGATGCTATTATTGCTTCTGCTCTTGATATATTAGCTGATGAATCAACCTTAAAAAATGACATGGGTGAAGTACTCCAAATTAGAAGTGCTAATGAAGATGTACAAAAGATACTATATAATCTATTTTATGATGTATTAAATATAGAATTTAATTTATGGATGTGGATACGTCAAATGTGTAAATATGGTGATTTCTTTTTAAAATTAGAAATAGCAGAAAAATATGGGGTTTATAATGTAGTTCCCTATACGGCCTATAATATTGAAAGACAAGAAGGATACAACCCAGAAAACCCAGCATCTATAAGATATAAATTTGCAGCCGATGGAATGGGAAGTCATAGCTCGGGTATGTATCCGGTTCAAGGGGCTACTGCTGGTAATTTACAAAATGAACCTGGTATTTATTTTGACAATTATGAAATGGCCCATTTTAGGTTACTTTCTGATGTTAACTATCTTCCTTATGGTAGATCATATATTGAACCCGCTAGAAAATTATACAAACAATACGTGCTAATGGAAGATGCTATGTTAATTCATAGAATCTCTCGTGCTCCTGAAAAACGTATTTTTTATATGAATGTTGGGTCTATAGCCCCCAAATGAGATAGATGCATTTATGCAAAAAACTATTAGTAATTTAAAACGTACCCCTTTCCAAGATAATAAAACAGGGGAATATAATTTAAAGTTTAACCAACAAAATATGTTGGAAGATTTCTATATCCCCGTTCGTGGAAATGATCAAACAACTAAAATTGAGACCGCACCTGGATTACAATATGATGGTATCCAAGATGTTGAATATTTAAGAGGTAAATTATTTGCTGCTCTTAAAATACCAAAAGCATTCTTAGGATATGAAGAAGATATTGAAGGAAAATCTACTTTAGCAGCTCAAGATATTAGATTCGCACGTACTATAGAAAGATTACAACGCATTATACTATCAGAATTAAATAAAATAGCCCTAGTTCACCTATACACCCAGGGTTATACTGATGAAACCTTAACCAATTTTACACTTCATATGTCTAGTCCCTCTATTGTATTAGAACAGGAAAAGATTGAATTATTGAAATCAAAAACTGAACTAGCCGCTATGCTGTTAGAGCAAGGCTTAGTACCCTCTGATTGGATTTACGATAATGTTTACCAATTTAGTGAAGACCAATTTGATGAGTATAGAGATTTAACTAGAGAAGATGCAAAACGTAAGTTTAGGATGGAACAAATTGCTTCTGAAGGGAATGACCCCCTAGAAACAGGTAAATCCTACGGTACTCCTCATGATTTAGCTTCACTATATGGTAAAGGCCGAACAATGTCTGACCCTGGAAATGTACCTGATGGTTATAATGAGGACGAGCCTGATTTAGGACGTCCAAAAGACACAGTTACCTCAAGAAATAAACAAGATTCTAATTTTGGTAAAGACCGTTTAGGGGTTCAAGGTATGAAAGGTAAAGATAAAGAAAGCGCAGATTCACTTCGTCCTAAATTTAAGGGTGGAAACCCCTTAGCACTCGAAGGTGCTAAAAAGGCTTACTTGCAAAATAAACAACTATTTGAATCTATGGACAAGAAAAACCTAGTATTTGACGCTGATAGGGACACATCATCATTATTAGATGAAAAACAATTAAAGGAGTAATTTCCCTTCAATATTTATAAACAAATATATTCTTTGATGAAAAAAAATAATAAAATCACACATTCTAAATACAAGAATACTGGAATTCTTTTTGAATTATTAGTACGTCAAATAACCTCTGATACTTTAAAAGGTAGTGATTCTCCTGCTATAGATATATTAAAAGAATACTTTGTTAAGACTAGCCTAGGTAAAGAATATAAACTCTATGAGTCTATTCTAAAATCCAAAGTATTAAATGAAAGTAGAGCGGCATTAGTAGTTGATACTATATTGGGGGCTTCTTCTAAGTTTAATAGAACTTCATTAAAAAAGCAAAAATATAATTTAATTAATGAGATCAAAAAACATTACAATTTAGAATCTTTTTTTGGTTCAAAAGTAGCTAACTATAAAGAATTAGCTGCCCTATATACTTTAATAGAAAATACAAACTCTACTTTATCTATAGACCCTAACCAGTTAATTGAAAATAAAGTAACTTTGCTAGAACATTTAACTAAGAAAGAAATTCAAGAAGATACTAAACAAACAGTACTAAAAGAATTTGCTACTTATGATAAAGATATAAGAACTCTTACCTATAGAATCTTATTAGAAAAATTTAATGGGAAATACGACAATCTAACTAATGAACAAAAACAAATTCTCAAAGAATACATAAATTCAGTAGACTCTACCCCAGATTTAAGAAATTTCTATAATGGTAAAATTGAAGATTTAAAATCTATAATCAAAGAAATAGTTAAAGAAGTTAAAGATAAAGTCACCCAAGTTAAAATCACCGAAGTAGTAAAATATTTAGTTGAACTAAAGAAAACTGATAAAGTTGGAGATAGTAATTTAGTTGATTTATTACGTTATTATCAATTAGCAAACGAAATAAAAATATCAAATGGTATACAAGTATAAGCTTAAAGAATTTGAAGTAGGTGATGTTAAAGTAGATAGGGGTGTTAAATCTCAAGTTACTAATGTTAACCCTACTACTGGAACCGTATCTTGGACTATTGATTATGTTCCTAATTTAGATAAACTCATAAAAGATTCATCAGAATTAACTGAAACTGCTAAGGGGGTTTATGTTAAAGCTAAAGATGATAAAAAATTTTTAGATATATACGAACAAGCTAGAAACTTAAGAAACTTAATTCGCACTCACGTTAGAAATAACTACCCTGAAGAATATAAAAAATCAATTGGTATAAATGAAGATGAAATAGATGAAATATCTACTTCGGGGGGTGCAGGTGCCTACTTAGGTAAATATGCATTTAAATTACCAAAAAAACAAAAATCTATTTAAAATTCCATTCTAATATGTATAAACGTATAATAAAAGAAGAAAAGGAGGAAGTTTCCAAATTTCACGAAAAACGTATATTAGCTTTTGATGTTTTAGAATCAAGATTGATTGAAATTAAAAAGTTAATCAAATTAGGTAAAATTGAAACCATAAAACATTACAGAGACAATCCTAACAGTTATAATGTACTTATAGGAACTGATATACTTAACGATTATTTTAACGATATAGAAACACTATTACAACCCAATTAATATGAAACAATCAGAAGAATTATTTAGAGAACTTACAGAAAAATTTTCTAATAATAAAAAAAGAACCAAACACATTATCTCAGAAGAATTAGGAGGTATTGTTACCTTAAAACCTTTAGTACAATTAACCTCTGAAGATTTTAATTCAAATAAACAACCTTGGGAAACTAAATTCGAGGCTTTTGTTAATGAAGAAAAATCAAAATCCTTAGAAGCGATTGTTAATAATGATATGAAAACTAACACCTTAGAACAAGAAGGAAAAATAAAATCTGACTCTAATGTAAAGTTTACAATGGATAATAAATTGGGAGGTTCTTATAAAGTTTCTGATGCAGTTGAAAATATCGAATCTCACAATTATGATTATAAAGCTGAGAATATTAATAACATAAATACCCAAGAACTACTAACAGGAGTCCAATTAGAAATTAAATATAATAGTGCCTTAACCCTAGATGAAGCAAAAGAATTAGCTATTAAAAATCTTACTAAAGATCCTTTACATTATGTTAAAGAGGGACAATTTGGTATTAAGGGTTTAGGTTATACTGAACAAAAAGTAGATATAAATGATGGGGAAACGTATGGAGGATCAGGATATAGTACTAAATTAAAAAAAAGTAGTGAAGCCTTAGTACCCGTTAAAGAATCTAAAAATCAAAAAATTTCAAGACTTATAAAAGAATCTTTAAACGGTCCAAGAGCTATGGAAGAAGATTTTGATAAATTTGATGAAGCTAAAGATAAAGCAATCGAAGCATCTCAAGAAAAAGCAGGAATTAAAGAGGAAGATAAACCTGACTTTATGGACATAGATGATGACGGAGATAAAGAAGAATCTATGAAAAAGGCTGGTAGAGATAAGAAAGCTAAAAAACCTAAAAAAGAAACCATTGACTTCAAACTATCAGAAATTGCTAAACAAGGTGACATTGTTAAATTAGAAGCTCAAATTAATTATTTAGATGAAATTATAGAAGAAAAATCTAACAGATTAAGCTCTATAGATGAAGATGAAAACTTATCGGAATTAGTAGATAAGAAGAAAATGAAAGAAATGCAAAGGGAGGTTAAGCTCTTAGATAAGAAAAAAGCCCAAATGGAAAAATTGTATGAGAAAATGTGTGGTACAAAATACTCAAAACCAGAAATGGTTGATGAAATGGATGGTGATGACTTTGAGGATGAAGATGAAAGAGAAAATTATTACCTAAATTTAGATAGTGTAGACGAGGCTAAAAAATAATACGTAAAAAATGAAAAAATTATTAATAGAAACCCATACCATAAGAATATCCCCTAACCAATTAACCGAAAATATTAGTAAAGAAAGTGGTAATCTTTTTGTTGAAGGTATTTTAGCAACGGCTGAAGTAAAAAATGGTAATGGTCGCTATTATTCTAAACAATTATGGAATAGAGAAATGGACAAATATAAGGAACTTATTGAGCAACGACGCTCAATGGGGGAATTAGATCACCCTGAATCTACCGTAATAAACCTAAAAAATGTATCACATCTTATAGCAGAATATTGGTGGGATGAAGATAATGTAGTAGGTAAAATAGAAATATTACCAACTCCCTCAGGAAATATACTTAAAGAATTAATTAAAAGTGGTGTTACTGTAGGTGTATCATCTCGTGGAATGGGTTCATTAGAAGAAAATAGACAAGGAGTAATGGAAGTACAAGATGACTTTGAATTACTTTGTTGGGATTTTGTTTCAACACCATCAAACCCGGGTTCTTATATGACTACTTTAAATGAAGGTAAAAATATAGTTACCTATGATTATACAAATGTAAATAAAGTAATACACGAAATCCTTTGTTCAAAAGGTTCATGCCCCCTAACATAAACAATATGACCTAAACCCTATTTCTTCGGACGCTACCGACGGATTTAAACATTAGACGCTCTTTTAGAGCGTCTTTTGCGTTTTTAAAGATTTCATCATATGTATAAATGCAATGCGTCA